TAACGAAGTTCTAGCTGCTTATGGTCGGTTATGGGCCGCAGACATCACAGCTAACAAATACGTTGTGTACTGGTCTGACTTGCTTGATGGAGATGACTGGCATGGTGGTTCTTCTGGCTCGTTAGACTTGACTCTGGTATGGCCTACAGGCTTTGATGAGGTAGTGGCTCTAGCGGCTCACAATAACTTCCTAATCATCTTTGGCAAGAAGTCTATGCTAGTGTACTCAGGTGCGTCTTCTCCTGCCTCTATGACGCTTGCAGACACCGTAGAAGGCGTAGGTTGTATAGCCAGAGACTCAGTACAGCACACAGGTACTGACATCTTGTTCTTGTCTGAGACAGGTGTACGTAGCTTTGGTAGGACTATACAAGAAAAGTCTATGCCAATGCGTGACATAAGTAAGAACATACGTACTGACTTGTTATCTCTGATACCACTACAGACTAACGCTATCAAGTCTCTGTACAGTTCTGAAGAAGCCTTCTATCTCTTGACGTTACCAGACAGCAACACTGTGTACTGCTTTGATATGCGTAGGCAGTTAGAGGATGGTTCTAATCGTGTTACTACATGGTCAAGCATGTACCCTTTGTCGTTTGTTTCACTAGAGGGAGGTGCTATATACATTGGTATTTCTTCAGGCATTGTTGAGTACAAGAACTACATGGACGGTGCGGTTAAGTACGAGATGAGATACTTCAGCAACCCTATGGACTTTGGCAATACGTCTAACCTGAAGTTCCTAAAGAAGTTTAACTTGACTATCATTGGTGGACAGAACACACCTACTACCTTGAACTGGGGTTATGACTACTCAGCGAGCTTTACTAAGCAAGCTTTTACATTCTCCTCTAGTAACATTGCTGAGTATGGTCTAGCACAATATAACACCACAGGGGAATACACTTCTTCTATCCTTATCAACACGCCAAAGGTTAACACTAGCGGTAGTGGTGAGGTAGCAACTATTGGCATCGAAGCAGAAGTTAATGGTGCTGCCTTTTCTATTCAAAAAATTGACATACATGCTCTACTAGGGAGACTTATCTAATGTCCAACTACACAAAGACCACTAACTTTGCTACAAAGGATGCTCTCCCTTCAGGCAATGCTGCTAAGATTGTAAGAGGCACAGAGATTGATGCAGAGTTTAATAACATAGCAACAGCCAGTGCTACTAAAGCCAACACTGCTAACGCTGCCTTGACAGGGACTACTACAGCCGTCACTGTGAACATATCAGGTACTCTTACGGCTGACACAATAACTGGAGGAGCATACTGATGCCAGGATTTATGGATTACTTAACAGGTGGTGGACTAGGTGACATACTAGGTGCTGCGGGTGGCTACGCTTTAGGCACAAAGAACATTGAAGGCGCTCAAGAGCTTGGTCAGAACATACAAGCAGGCACTGGCGCTTTAGCAGAACAAGCCCGTGCTGACACTACGTTTCAACCTTATGCTGTTACTAGCGGTTTAGCTAATGTAGCGACTAACCAACAAGGTGGTTTTGACATAGGTTTATCGCCTGAACAGCAGGCTATGCAGAGCCAGTTAATGGGTCAGGCAGGTGGTTTGTTTAATCAAGTAGGCCAAGACCCTGCACAGGCACAAGCAGCCTTATATGAGCAGATGAGAGGTGTACAGCGTCCTGAAGAAGAACGTCAGCGTCTGGCACTAGAAGAGCGTATGCTTTCACAAGGTCGTTTAGGACTAGGCTCTGCTGCTTATGGTGGCTCTTCTCCTGAGTTGTTAGCGCAAGAGACTGCTATTCAGGAAGCTATGGCAAGGGCTAACTTAGGTGCTAGGCAGCAGTCACAGGCAGAGCAACTACAGGCAGGAAATCTAGGTGGTTTACTACAAGGGTTTGGTTACAACCCACAGCAACAGGCTATTAACATGCTACGAGGTGCTGATCAATCTGCGGGATTTGCTGATATTGGTCGTAGGACAGGTGCTGAACTAGGCTCTCAGTTGAATCTAGGAGGTCTTGAAGGTCGTTTAAACATGGAAGACCTTGCTAACAGACTAGGGCTACAGCGCGACAAAGGCTTGTTAGATGCTGCCTTTGGTCAAAGTGCTACTCCTCTTGAAAGAGCGCAGATAGCTAAGTTGTATTCAGAGGCAGGACAAACTGCTCCCAACACTGGTGGTTTGTTTGGCAGTATCTTTGACGGTTTGTTTGGTGAGCAGGCTACAGGTAACTACATGACTCCTACTTATAACAACCCCTTGATACCTTCAAACGCTTCTGAAATTAACATAAACGACTATATCCCTGAAGGCTATCTTTCTACAGGAGGAAACCTATAATGGCACGACAAGACATAGCTAACATGCTCACAGGCATGGGTGGAGCAGGTAACAGACCAAACCCTAACATGAGTTCTTCTGACTGGCGTATGGCCTTTGGCGCACAACAAGCGCAAGGTCTGATGAACGCAGCAAGATCAACAAGCCCTCAAGAAGCGATACAGATGGGGATAGGCAATCTTGATTTAGAGAGTGTTGGAGGTCTTCAGACTCTTGCTCAGATGCAACAGATTCGTGGAAACCCTGCTGCGGCTGCGAAGACTCTTTCGCAGATTAAAGCTATAAAGGATAAAGAAACACGTAGCAAAGCCATCACAGGGGTCTATAAAAACGAGTTTCCAAATAGACCCGACTTAGTAAAAATGGCAGAAAACGACTTACTTAGTATACAAGATTTAGAAGTATTTAGAAAAGACCCTCCACCGTTGCTTTACTTGTCTAACCAAACACAGGGAACTATAGGAAACCCTGTATTAAAAGATGGGAAAATATACCTTAACGGTAACGAAATAACTGCTGAAGAGATAGATAGAAGAGGTTTATCTATTACTAAAAACTTTGTAAACAAAGCTAAAACAGGTGATACTACAATTATTAACACTGCGGCAGTAGGTGAAAAAATTGCTGTAGAGCAATACAAGATAGACGCAGGTGTTTCAAAAGATCAGCGAGATAAAGCGGTTCAAGCCTATAATCAATATATCCCAGTTATTGATAACATGCTTGCGGTTAAAGACATAGCTGACTTTGGCGCAGGAACTCCACAACTAGCAACAGCAAATAACGCATTAACCTCTCTAGCTAGTCAACTAGGCTTTGATTTGATAGGCAGTGTTGAAAAAGATGCTGTTCAGTTTTTTAACGCTAATTCCAAGTTACTGAAACAACGCTTGTTGGAAGCAACTAAAGGCGCTATTTCAAACTTAGAAAACACAGAGATCACCAAAAACACAGCTAACACTAGCCAACCTAAACAGGTAGCAGTAGCTCTTTTAAACTCTTCTCAAGCAAGTTTGGTATCTGCAAACGATAGAGCTAACGCGCAAGATCGTTACCTTAGAAAAAACACAGGAATTGGAGGTTTTGACGAAGCTTGGCAAGCCTACGTTAAAGAGTTTCCCCGTACCGCAGGTTATTCAGTAGAGGGAGAAGGCGATCTTAGACAAGTTATTAATAACTTTGAGATGGTGAAAGGAAACTTTGGTCTTTTTGAAGAGTTGTATAGCAACAAAAAAACACCAAAGCAACTTAGAGAGCCTGTAACTTTTGTAGACACCTCAAGCAATATTAGTACCTTGGCTTCTGCAAAACAAGCATACATAGACGATAGAGTTAAAAAAGTAATGTCTAATGCGGGCTTGACAGGTACTCCTAGCGCTCTTATTGAAAAGAAAGCAGAACAATATGCTAGGCAGAAGTTTGGTCAGTATATAAGACGAGAGCTAGACTCTGGTAATTTAAAGGTGGTGCAATAATGAGCAAGTTTGTTCTAAATCAAGAGTTAGTAGACGAATTAGCAGATCAGTATGATTCTTCAGAGCAAGCTCAACTTTCAAGAGACATAGCAGAAGAAGCAGAGCGTGTTCGTTTACAGGGTTTGACAGGCTCTCGTTTAACGCCTGTTGAGAGGATAACTGAGTTTGCTTCTGATCCTGTAGGAAACATTGCCGCACCTATTGGGGATTTTGTTACTGACGTAGGTTCTGGTGCTATTACAGGTCTAGCAGGAATAGGACAGCTTTCCGCAGAGGTTCAACAGTCGGGACAACAGTTTTTAGACTATCTTGTAGGAGAAGAATATACAGACGCTGAAAGAGAAGAGTTTGTGCAACGTCAAGTGACTGATCCTGAGCTTGCCCGTCAAAAAGCATACGCAGACTACAGATTAAAAGTGTCTGGAAAAAAGCCTTCTTCCGTTGCAGGTTTTATAGGCGAAGTTATTCCTACGTTTATCGCTAATCCTAAAAAAGCAGCAGAGGGCGCTTTTGGTAAATTTGTTCAGTCTGTGGTCTATGGTGGTGTTTCTGGAGCAATGGAGTTTGCTGAAGAAGGTGTGAACGACAGAGCAATGAACACATTAATAGGAATTACTGGTGGAGGTCTTTTTGACGTAGCGGGTCAACTAGTCCAACTAGGTAAAAGAACGATTGGTGAGGCTGTAAATCCTAGGATAACGGACTTTATTCAAACAGATAAAGTTGATGTGGGGGCTAGACTCAGCAAAAAAGAAGTAACTGAGGTAATAGAAGCTGCACGTTCTTTGGGAATTACAGTCACACCCGCAGAGGCATCTGGAGATGCTTTACTCGTACACGGCCAAAACACTTTGAACGTAAATGAAGCTAGTAGAGAAACATTATCTGAGTTTTTAAACGCCAGAAATGACTCTTTAACTGAAAATATTCTTTCTCTGCAAAAAGTTGCTGATAGAGATTTGCAATACACGGGAGCTACTTTTAATCCTGCTACTGGTGAAAGACCAAAAGCGCCTTTTATTGGTAGAAGTGACGAGGTCAAGTGGAAACAGACTAGAAACGATATTTATAAACAAACGATAGAGCCTAAAGAATTGAAGGCCATTTTAGGTGCTAGTCCCATGTTGCAAAAAGTACACACTACTTACGTAAATGCTTTAAAGAAGCCAGTAAGTAAACGCTCCAAAGAAGATGTATTAGCTATAACATCTTTTAATAAATTAAAAAGTGATTTAGGTATAGCAGGAGATATGCCTTTAAATAATGTTGGTTATTTAGACTTGTTAATTAAAAACTTAGACACTGTTTTAGATAAAGGGCTAGGAACTCCCGCTGACGTAGCTAGTGTGCGTAACCAAAGAAAAGCATTGTCTGGTGTGTTAAAAAGAAATGTTGACGGTTACGGTGATTTTAAAGCATTGGAACAACGTGCTATTGCCGTAAGTAATTTACAAAACGCTGTGGATACTTCTGTTGTGGCTGATAAAGATTATGCAGAGGCTTTCTACAACAATGTTCTAAAAAATAAAAGCAAAAGAGAAGAGCTGTTGCGGCAGTTAGAAACAGACCCATTAGCAAAGAAGAAAGTAGAAGATTTGACACTGGTTATGTCGCACATTTTTAGCGATGCTTCTCTTTCTAAGTTAATAAAATCTGAAGGAATTGATATTCTTCAGCAAGGTGGAGGAGGTTTTGGCGCGAAAAGTTCTCTTATTTTAAAGTTTAGAGGAGCCATAAGAAACGATTCTGGTTTAATAAATGTAATAACAAACCCACAATGGACTTCTGATATTTCTAGACTTAAAGGAAGAACATCTGACGAGACTTTACAAAACACAACTGCATTTTTAAGTAGAGTCATAAACACTTCTGATAAAATAGAAACAGCTTTAAGTGTTAAGCAACAGACTCGACAAGAAATGATAGATCAAATGATAAGTAAACAGTAACAAAAAAGCCCTATAGAGTTGTCTCTATAGGGCTTTTGTACACTACAGTATACATTGTAAAGTATATGAAACAAATTACACTATTTCACAGGCTCCACCGACACAAGCTAATTCCTGGCTACCAGTGGTGTTATCCTCCATCTCATAGTTTCCTAAGTCTTCCCAGTCTACATCAACGGGCATAGCCGCAAGCAACTCTTCATACTTCTCTGCGGTTATGTCTTCATACGGAGCTTGCTGATATACATGATCGGAATACGGCA